TAATCGAGTGCTTTGTTATTTAATGATTTGTTTTTTTCTTCATGAAGTTTAGCTACTAAAGACTTTGCGTAGTTTGCTACTGAATCTCTTACTTCAGGTGTATTACTTGTTATCATCCCGAATTTGTTTTGAAATGCATTTTTGATTTCGGTAGTGTTTGTAGTTGTTACTATTGATTTCATGGTTATTTGCTTTTGAATTTTGATTCCATTTTATTTTATTATTACAAGTCCGTTTTTAATTTCTGTATTTTCATCTGAAAGTATCTGTTGTATTCTTTCACAAGTCATTCCGTTTTTTGGAGTTACTGTTATGCAGTTTAATCCGAAAACTTTTAAGTGTCTTGCTTCATAATCTCCAACAAATATTGTTTGAAAATTAACTCTTTGCGTAGTTGCTTTTTTTAATCCAGCTTTCACTAATTTTTTTGCTATGTTTTGTACTGTTGTCATGGTTATTTGCTTTTGTTGATACAAAGATACACTAAACTTTTAAAACTGCAAATTTTTTTTCACTTTTTTTTAAAATTATTTTTTAGACATATATCACTATCATTTTATTAAACAATTCCCTACCTTCAATCCCATTAGTAAATTCGTAGCTATCAAAGTTTTTTATAAGACTTCTAACAAGTATCAATTTATCGTGAATGTCTTTTGCTGACAATTTAATCGAATTATAAACTTGTGGCAATGAAAGTACGTAATCTTTGTATTCAATCCCGTAACGTGCTTCTAATCCTATTAAATAACCGCTTAAATGAGTATTGCTATAATTGTTACAATAAGACGAAGCAGAGTGAATGTTATGCAAGTTAAATCTCAAAGTTTGGTTAGAACCTACTGAATGATAATGTGCGGCGTCTGTTTGTTTACCAAAATCACGATGGCAACAAATACAAGTATTATAACCACATTTAGCATCAATCATTTTTGAAAGTCGGTTAATTTCTCGCTGCAAGGATTTTTTATTTTCTTTCTCATAAACTAAAACCCCTAATTCTTTTCTGATTGTTCTTTCTTTTTTCTCACGTTCTTTTTTAACGTTCAAAGAAATCCGTTCAATGTAGGCTTTGCCCTTTTCAGTTTCGCCAAATTCTTGTAAACAATTAACCGAACAAAAAGGAGTTTTAGTTTCTCGCTTGCAGTTTTTACACCTCATAAACTTTCAATTTCTGTTAATACTTCTTTCCAATAATAAATAGACGATTCTACACAAGTTTGTAAACATTCCTCTACTGCTATTTTAGCACAATTATACGCTACGTTAGGACAAATATATGACTCACAATATTCATCATGGGCGCAATGAATACCTATAAATTTATAGTATAATTCTTTAGCTTTTTCTTTAGGGGTTAACATGATTCTATTTGTTTTAGTATTTGTGATTTATACCAATTAACTCCTGCAATCCATCCATCTTTAGATATCCAATGAGAATTCATGCTTGAAATCTTATCATCAATTTCTTCATCACTTGGCAATTCGATTGGTTTAAATTGTTCTAATATTTGAGAATATGAATTGTAATCATCGCTAGTAGAAAGGTATATAGCTGACCTTACTTGTTCCTCTGTAAATAATTTCATGATTTAATCTTTAATAGTCAAAGAATCGTTTTCTAGTTCTAGTTTACCCATCTGCAAGGCTTCCATTAGTTGCTCGCCTATATCTCTTTTATCTTTAGGTAAGGCTGCCCATATGTGCATCATAGAAGAAAATGAATCAGCAAACTCATCTTCTAATAATTCCATTAAGTCAGGGTAATTGATAATCTTTACTTTTGTCTTAATTATTGAATCAATATACTTTAATTTATTGTTTAACTCAAGCATTGAACATTCAGTATTGAGCTTTTTTTTGTTTTGAGCTGTTGCATAAATTCTTTCACCGATTCTTTTCGCAACATTAACGTAAGCGGCAAATAGCGCCATGCTATAATCGTTGTCTTTTTGTGTCATATTCTAGTTTTTGTTTTGGTTAGTAATTCTCTTTCTTGTTTTAATCTTTCTTGAATAGTCATGTTATGTTTTCGGTAAAGATTATCCATGTACTCGATGTCGTTTATTTTGTCTTTGTGAACTTCAACTATTGTGTTGGTCTTTCTGTTCACTAAAACCTTGTAGTAGTCTTTTGGATTTCTAACAATCGCTTTAAGCTGCTTGACTTCCTTTGGCTTACTTTCTTTCCTAACTTTTTTCTTTTTGAGTTTAGGAAGTTTTTTTGGCTTTGGTTCTTTAGGCACTTTAACTTTAATAACTTTTTCTCTTTTCGTTTCATCTAGTTTAATCATGTGTTGTTTAGGTGGGTTTCTTTTCACAGCTTGACGTTCAGGCATTACAAAACGTTTTCTAATTAAATTAGGATCTAACTTTTCAACTTTCTTTAAAACACTATAAGCGGTACTTCTTGGAATATCTAAGTGCTCCGCAATCTCAACTAATGACTTTTTATTCCAATTATCTGTTATCCATTTTAACTCTTCATCAGTAATAGTTCGATATTTTATAGGAGTCATTTTATCGGCTTCTTTACGGTCTTTACTTACCGATTGATGTCTAAGTGGATATTCAATACCTTTTGCTTTTTGCTTCCTTACAAAGGCGTGTATTGAAGTCATTGATTTATTCAACTTAGTTACTAATTCGATACATGAAGCGTTACCATAATTTTCTCTAAGCCATTCAGCGTTTTGCTTACTTATTGGTGATTCGTTTCTGATTAATATTTTTATAGCCATAATTTGGTTTGATTAAAATGAATGATTCTTTAATTTCTTCGTAGCTTTCTCTTATGTGATAATAGTTTTTAATTAGGTTCTTTCTTATGTACTTATCAGCATACTTAGCCTTTCTTACTCTATGACCATTTATCCATAATTCAATAGTCCCTTGAATTTTCATTGATGCTGAAATGTTTTATGAAATTGATTGAAAAGAGTAAGTAATAGGCTGTTGTTGTTTCATTATTCTTAACTCTAACATCTCCATTGCTACCATGAATGAAACTTTATACTCGTGGAAGTTTTTAAGCCTAAAATCAATTACTTTCAAAGCATGGATAAGCGTTGTATGGTCTTTATAGCCTAGTAATTCACATATTGTTTTACGTTTAGTTTTCTTTTTCTCAAGCAAAAACACACTAATAAACTTAGCCATAACACATTTTTCTTTTCTAAGCAAAAGATTTAAATCGTTATATTCAACTCCACAAGCTAAATAAACGGTTTCAATGATTTCCAATTCAGGAATAATTGATAGATTGATTTCGTAAGTAGTCATAATTTACACTCCCATTGTTTTCTTTTGTTTTCAATAATTTTCTTTCTTCGTTCATTTTCTGCATCTATTTCTTCACTTTTCTTTTTTTCTTTCTCAGTCATACTTGTAACTAATTCTTTAAGTGCTTGAATGACTTTTTCTTTTGGTACATACTTCATATTTTCAACAGATTCAGTCTTTTTGTTAGCGTGATAATTTGCTCTTTCTTTTAGAATATCCGAGTTAAATTCAGCAGCTATTTCTATAAGATGCGAAGGATTTAATTTTGACCAACCAAATAAATCTTTATAGTAGTTTGTTTTCATTCGCAAAGAAAATAGTTTCATTTCTGCTAAGTTCCAATAATGATAATTATCGAATAATATAACAGCTAATTCTCTTCTTTGATTTTGGTTAAATTCTAATCCGATAAAATCACAGATACTTTTAACCATAAGTTCAAAAACAATTATCCCATTTTCTTTGCTTTGTTGATTTTTATTTAAGACCGAGATTGAAGGCAAGCACATTTTATTAATATCAGATAAATTAGAATCCAATGTTATCTGCAAGTTGTTTAGCTCTTTTTTCCAAGTCTGCATTGTAAGAGTCGATTTCTGAATTTGATTTTCCATTGTTTGATTTTTTGATTTCAAATAATCCTTGATAGTTTCCTGATATTGATTGAAGCATCATTTCTATGGCTATTTGCTCGCTATATTTAGATAGCTGTACTAATGATGCTTGTAATGCTGATGTTGTCTTTTTACGCCATTTGGGTTCGTTTATTAGCACATCCCAAGTATTAATGAATGATTCTGATAGATAAGGGTATTGAAGTTCGGATAAATTTCTTTCTTTTTTTGGCGCAAGTTTTTTTCTTTCTTTTTCTTTTTCAATTTCTAAAGATAAAATTTCAGTTTTTTGCGAATTTATTTCGCTTAAAATAATATCATTATTATTATCTTTTTCTTTATCCTTATCATTACCATTATCTTTATTATTATCCTTATCATTATCATTAAGGGTTTTTTCGGTTTCCAAAATAACCGTTCGGTTTTGTTCGGTTTCTTTCGGTTTATTTTGGTTTGTAGGTCTTCCTCCTTTCATTCCGTTTATTCTATTCTTTTCACAAACATTATCATACTTTTCTTTCATCTTATCTAATTGGCTACGAACAAAAGTCCATACGGGAAAAACCATAGGTCTTTCACATACTTGCTCGACTCCATACTCATATTCAAAAAGTAAATCAAAGAAATAGCATCTATCAGATTCAGGTAGTGCATTTATTAGCGGCTTCCAATCCTTCATTAGGATTATAGATGTATCTTTCATTATTCACCTTTTTGATTAGCGTTAATAATCCCAATTTGCTGTTTAAGGTGTTTAACTAACTTAATGGCGGTTTCTTTGTCAAGCCAAATATATTGAGGTGGACAGCTTTGGTTTTCAATAGATATTGATATTTCATTATCAGCATCTACAAAACATTTAAGTTCTGTTAATTCTTCGCCCGATAATTGAGAGCCATAAAAAACGGTTCTAACTCTTGCCATAATAATAATGGTTTAAAGGATACCAATAACTTTTTGAGATAAAAAAAGCCCCTAAAGATGCTTAGTGGTAAGACTGCCGATAACCTATGTTACCAACACACTAAGCCTTTAGAGGCAAGAATTTCGTTTTCGCATTTGGTCTTACTCAAATGATTTGGCAAATATACAAAGAATAAACTAAAATAAAGATGTTTGATTTTGTTCTTGCAAAACTGAATTAAGATTCTTTTTTGCTAAATCAAAATAACTCTCTTTAAGTTCAAATCCTATTCCCTTCCTACCCATCTTTACCGCTTGGAAAACTTCGCTACCAATTCCCAAAAATGGAGTGAATATCGTTTCCCCTTTGTTACTCCACAAGGCAATACAACGTTCAATTATATCTAATTGTAATGGTGCAATATGTTTCTCATCTTTTTCATTCTTTGCGCCTTTGTAGTTGTTTAGAACATTAGTTCTTTTAATGTCCATCCATACAGGACTTGCCCATTTTTGCCAAGTGTTTAAATCAAAGTTTTGTTTTGTTTTATTCGTTATCGGTGTCCATTCATCCTCATTACCTTCCCATTTACGGAATATAGTAATATACTCAGGCATGCCTATTCCCGTATAACTTGAATCTGACGTTACTTGTTTGTATAGTAATCTTTGTGTTTTGGTCCGTTGCATTTCAAGTACTGGATCTATCCAAATCGTAACTTTAGAATGATACTTAAAACCTACACTTTCCATAGCTCTGTGATATTCTCCTGTAAAATCCCACATTCCACTAAAACCACTACTATTTTTATAGCGTGCTAAATCTTTAGAGTGAACACAAACTAATCTGCCTGGCTTAATTATTCTGTAAAGCTCTTTTAAAAGGTACTTTTGTTGCTCGAAAAACTCTTCATCACTTACACAATTACCCATATCTCTAATATTATCTGAGTAAGTAAATAGAGTGCTGAATGGTGGACTGAATACGCTTAAATCAATTGAATTGCTTGGGATTTCTTTAATCAAATCGCAACTATCCCCATTAATTATGTGGTACTCATCTGTTTTCACCTCACGTCTATTATAGTCGAATTTTAATCCGTATTCTTTAGCGTTTACGTTTTGTGTGATTTGTTCCATCATTTTATTAAATTGTGCTTGTTTATTGTTGATTGATTGAATGACGTTTGTCATTGTATCGGTAGTTACTAAATAAATATTTACTTTTTGTTTTTGCCCGAAACGATATGAACGCCTAATTGATTGGTAAAGACCTTCAAAACTAAAGTCTAATGAAGCAAAGATTTGATTTCTGCAATGTTGATAATTAAGTCCAAATTGAGCAATTTTTTTCTTTGTTACTAAAACTCTGAATTCACCTTTAGCAAATCCTAAAAGCCTACTTTCTTTTAGTTCTTGCTTCATATCACCTCTTACATTTACTGCATCTGGTATTAATTGAAGTATCTTTTCCTCTTCCTCATTTTGATTAACCCAAATAATAAACGGCTCATTTGAATTATTAACTATTTCTGCAACTGCTTCTAAACGTGGTATAATAGTTAATCGAAGTTCTTTGTTAAAATCAGTAGCATTAACCGAAGTATCATTGAATAATTTACCGTTTTCTTTTTTGCCAGTTGTAATTTGCTTTTCAAAATAATTCAATTCAGGTAGCTTATAATCTGAAGCATCAAATCCAATATCTTCAGGACTCCTTAAAACACTTGCCCAAGATGCAATCCAGCCGTAAAAATCACTTTCAGCATGACCTTTTAGTCGATAGTTATTCATCCCTTCATCACGAACAAACCAACGCATTCGCATATCATTCGCATCCATTACATCGAGAAATTCAGAGTGGTTGCCTATTTCGTTTAAGTCGTTAGGTGCAGGCGTAGCGGTGCAAGCTAATTTGTAATTAGTATATCCAAATTTCTCAATGATTAAGTTTTTATAAACGCCCGTGAAGTTCTTTAATATACTACTTTCATCAAGTACAACTCCCGAAAATAAACTACAATCTATATTCTCAAGTTGTTCGTAATTGATTATATAAATGCCGTAAGCATCACAAACATTGCTATTTAATTTTTCAACTTCAATACCGAACTTCAAACCCTCTTTTATTGTTTGACCTGCTACTGCTAATGGTGCAAGTATAAGTACTGGCTTACTTGTTTGTTTGCTTACTTCATGCGCCCAACTTAGCTGCATTAATGTTTTACCTAATCCACAATCTGCGAAAATTGCATACTTACCCGCCTTTAAAGCACGTTGTACTATGAATCTTTGAAAAGGGAATAGATTTTTATTCAAGGCATCTTGGCTAATTTGAAAACCTGAATTAATTAGGTTTTTTACTTTAGATTTTAAAAACTCATTATAGTCTTTCATTGGTTAGTTTTAATTAGTTATTTAATAAGAATGTACTTAGCCACATTAGTAACTGCGCCAAATCTTGTCTTGACTTTTAAGGACTTACTTTCAATGTTTAGTCCTCGTTTTTTAAGAACATAGATGTAGTGGGAAAGTCGCCATGATCCATAGTAACCTAAGCATTGTAACTGTGTTATACTACCTCTTTTCTTCAAGTGCCATTCAACGGCTTCAAGTATTGATTTGTGTTTCATGATTTATTTACATTTAGGAATTACAGAGATATTTGAACATGAGATGAATACATTACCTTCTTGCCAATGGTGATGGTAAAAGATAATTAGTGCGTGTATAGGGTCTTTGGCTTCAATGTTAACTCCAGAACAAAAAGTTGAATCTTTTGTCGGGAAAAATAAAATGTGAAATGTTTGCATGATTTTTAGTTTTAGTTGTTATTTAATTTGTGTGTAATATTTGTTTTGGAATCTGATACAAGTTTCTTTATTAATCCAATTAGTATCTTTTAAAAGGTTATACCTAATTCCATCGTATTGACTGCGGTAAAATTCAATGTCCGTTAATTCGGTAGCGGTGTTTAAAAGTTCCACACATTGCCCAATTAAAGGGTGATTGTTTTCTACTGCCTTTAAAATGTTTTCTTCTAGTTCTTGGCTAAATTTAATCTCATGGATGTAAGTTCTTTCATCAACAGTAAAAGGATATTCAACCCAATCAATCCCAAATTCTTCGGGTTTAGTCAGGTATAAACACATATAACCAACATCAACCTTTGCAGCCATCATTTGAACTTGTGATTGATAAATGTACTTTTTAGGCAGTTTATCCCTTTGCTCGAAAAAGTTATGTATTGAGTAAGGGCATTTAATATCCCCGACAAAATCAAAGCCGAGAATATCGGGAGATGCGCCCAACTTATCATTAACCTTAATAAATTTGTCATACCAAGTTCCCCCAAGTTTTGGTCTAAAAGCAATATCAAAAGCATCGTATTGATTGATAGTACCATGTTGCATTGCTTTAGTTTCAAAGTCTTTAGAGCCGTTTATAAGTTCATCTGCTATGTCAAAGATATAATTAAGCCGAGTCTTACCAGTACCGCTTGCCATTAGTTCCGATATTCTCGAAGCGGTGAACATTCCTGACCTACTTGCTTCCATTGAGTTGAAGTTTTCTGTTGGTGAATAAAGCAGTCTTTGGGGCTGTGTTAGGTTTTTCTACATCATAAAGCAAAGTCAATTCCTCTAAATTATTGCAGTTGTTAACTTTGATTTCTAACTCAAGATATTCTTTGTCGTTCGGTTTAACTTGTTCTTTTGGTTTAGGTTCACCTTGTACATCATACTTACTTCTATCTTTAGCAAAGTAAATATCAGCACTCATACCCAACGCTTTACAAGCAATCCCTAAGGCATCTGTTAAAGCCATCTTAAAACATTCGTCATTCTGATATAATCCGTTTTTTTCATTAGCTACAAATGAAGCCCCTCCCGTACCTTGAATAGCATCAGACCAAGTGCCATCTACTTTAATAAACAAATCAACGTCCACGAATGCGCTTATTTGGTCATTACAGCCACGTTCAAGACGTTTTGAAGTAATAACATACTTCCACCCTATACCACAGATTCCAAAGGTTTCTGTTAGCATTTTAATCCTCCACATCGGATTAATGTCGGTCATACCTTTTAACCTACCTGCCCCGATTTCTTTTCTTGCTTCTTGTGGGGTTACGCTTAGTTTCTGATAAATTGATAAGTTATTCATTGGTTTAAGTTTTAAATGTGATTAATTGTTTTCTTTGTATTCTCTGTAAAGGTCTAATTCATCATCGTTATCATCTTTGCGAAGTGGTCGGAGTTCACGTTCAAATAGTTCTAAGCCTACACGCTTAACTTCACGTTCAATATCTGAAGCAATCCAACCACCTTCAAGAATGTGTAATAAATCTCTAATATTGTCTTTACCCCCTAGTAAGGTAATTGAATCAATATCATAAGTGATACACTCATCTTCAAAGTCGAGATTGTAGGCATCTTCATTAAAGTAAACAAAACCTTTAATATTAATATTTACTTTTTGTTTTTGGCTTTCGTAAAAGAAAGGAGTTTCAAAACTCTTAGTTAGTCTCATAAATGGTTATTTAAACGTGATTTAATAATGTTAACGGCTTTGTCGATTTTAGCGGCATTCTCGACACTTAATTTCTTTTGGTTACCTGACATAAGGCGACTAAGCAAAGAAGGTGCTAAGCCCGTTAAATTGGTTACAAATGATACTTTAATGATGTCGTGGTTTGTCTTAAGGTACTCGATTGATTTATTCATCTATGTTGTTTTTAGTTATGTAATCTTCGTAAAAATCTCTGTAAAAATCTTCCTCTTGTTTTTTGTCATGTCTTCCAAAAAAGAAACCCATAAAGAAGAAGATAATGCTGCCAACTATTGAGCAAACAATAAAAATGTTTTGAGTTATCATGGCTAGTTAGTTTAAAAAAATGTGATATAAAATAAAAGGCGGCAATCCAATTATAAGGATGCGAACGAAAAAGCGAGTTACTTTGTCCATGTTTATATAATATTAAATAGTTTAAGTTCTATTAAAAGACCAATTAAAAAAATAAAGAATAAAACTATTTTTATCATTTCATTTTTAAATCTGTCTTTTGACCATCTAATACACAACCATGTTATAGATAGGATGCAATAGACAATTAAAACATGTGTTAATTCTTTTGTCATTGTTATTTAGTTTTAAAATTTAAAAAATTGCAGTTGTTAGGATGCTGCACCCCTTTATCTTAGTTTTCTAATTTGCATACTAATCTTGATTTCTTTAATTTTTGCTCATAGACTGTATCACTTCCTTTTGGAGATGTTGATATAACAATCATTTTATCAGTTTCTTTTAATATAGAATTTACTGAATAAACTGAGCCAAAATTCCACATTAAGAAATCACCTTCTTTAATTTCTGATGCAGGTGTTCCTAAAACAACACCAATAGATTGTAATCTCATTGCGTTTTTTGTTCCTTCGTTTACTAATTGACATTTCATTTTAGTTAGTTTTATTGGTTAAGACTAGGGATTTTAACCCTAGTTTCGTCTATTGAAGAACTCATCAGTTAACCTTTCATTTGCAGTTGCCAACACTTTTCAGCGGCTTGTTCCTGAGTATTTTCCCGTGTACCTTATGTGTGGTTTGGGGCTATCTTCTTGCTTCGGTGGGTAGCTTACCGTCTCTGTGATTGTATCCCTTTCACTTTGATAACACAAAGATAGAACAACTTTTTAAATCTGCAAATTTTTTTTCAAAAAAGAAAAAATATTTCTTATTTTAATAAGAATAGATAGGATAACTTTGCATAATCGAGATACAAGTAATCATAGAAACATTATACCGAGATGGCGACATAAACCAAGCTATCCGTAATCTTATCCCCATTGACTTGCAACATGATGCAAAACATGAGTTATTTATATCACTTTACGAAAAAGAAGAGAAAGACAAAGGTTTTATAGAACGAGGTATTAATGAAGGTTGGATGCAATGGTATTGTGTAAGAACATTAATGAACTTTACAAGAGGCAGTGATTTTAAAAGAAAGTATCTGAATCCAAGAATAGATCCGATTGACTTCAATAGTAATGTCCTTAATATCAAAGAAGACGAAGCAAGCGAGATTAATATAGATGCAAGGATTGACCGCTTACTCGAGTGCCTTGAGCCTTTAAATAGCGTTGAACGTAGAATCTTTGAGGATTACGCATTCGGTGAAAATATTTCAGAGTTTAGCCGAAAATCACAGGTACCGAGAAAGACATTACTAAACATAATCAACAAAGTAAAATCACATTTAGAATCTAAAATCATAACAAATGATATCCTTAACGGCAATAATGTTGACGATATATCTGATAGAGTTCAACAGGTATGGCAACTTGAGTTATTTTAAGCGTAAGCCGTTTAACTGTGCGGTGTGCTTACCCGTTTATATCGTGGCTTTACTTCACATTGTTAGCGCAAATTATGACTTTGTGTATTTCTTATTAAATGTTTCCGCTTCGGGTATAATATCACCGATTGCAATTAGAATAATCCAAAAATTAAAACTATGACTTTCGAGCAAGTAAAAGAGTACTTACAAAATCATTACAACCATCAGGCACTAGCACAAGATGAGATAATGAGATTCACCAACCATTCAGACGTATTAGCCTACCAAGAGTGTTATAGGACCTTAGCAAATGATTCTAACTTCACAGTAAATCAGTGGTGTGCTTCATGTGTGGGTGATATGGTTCAGAGAGTTTGGGCAATGTATAACGAATTACCACAACCCGAGCCAATAAACGTAAAAGAAGAAACAAAAGAAACTAAAAAGAAAAAGTAATATGCACCCTACACGAATATTTGAAACTCCCGAACAACTACTTACAGCGTTTAATCTTTATAAAGAAGACCTAACAAAACAAAGTAATGAGTGGCTAAAGGTTCAATATGTAGGTAAAGACGGAGAAAGAGTAGCAGACCCGCAAAAAGTGCCAATGACTTATGAAGGTTTTAAAAGATTTTGCCGTGAAAATTATGGCGAAGTCAAACAATACTTTGAAGATAAAGATGGATATTATAAAGAGTTTGTGGATATCTGTTCGCATATTAAAGACCAAATAAGAGAAAATCAAATAATAGGAGGTCTATTAGGGTTCTATAATCCAAGTATAACCCAACGATTAAACGGATTAACTGATAAATCAGAAAGTAAAGTAGATAGCGACAACAAACATGAGATTGTCGTAAAATATGAAGATTGAAATAAAACTACCAAGACCACATGATACTCAAAAACTATTCCTTGCAGATACGACAAGGTTTAGAGTTCTTATGTGTGGTAGGAGGTGGGGTAAGTCGTTAATAAGTCAATCGGAAGCAATTAAAACAGCATTACAAGGAAAGTCGGTTGCTTATGTTACTCCAACTTACTTACTAGCTAAATACTTCTTTGAAGAGTTAACAAACAGATTGCCCGACAATGTTTATACGTCTAACAAGTCGGACTTAGTAATTACTTTATTAACTGGTGGGTATATTCAGTTTTTCACCGGTGAAAGATTAGATAGTTTCAGAGGTCGTAAGTTCCATAGGGTTATAATGGACGAGTGCGATTACATCAAGAACTTGCAAGAAGGTTGGCTAAATTCTATAAGACCTACATTAACAGACTATAAAGGCGATGGGATATTTCTAAGCACTCCAAGAGGTAAGAAGTTTACTTATTCGTTATACTTAAAAGGATTATCTGATAAAGATTGGAAGTCGTTTAAGTTTTCAACTTATGAGAATCCTTATATACCTAAAGAAGAAATAGACGACGCAAGAAGCCAATTACCAACGGCAGTCTTTGAACAAGAGTACATGGCTAATCCTGCGGAGAATGCAGATAATCCTTTTGGACTCGATAAGATTGCTAATTGTGTTTTACCTATTTCGAATCATTCACCTATTATCTTTGGAATAGATTTGGCTAAAAGTGTGGATTATACAGTAATTATAGGGTTGGATAGGTTTGGAGTTGTTTGCTATTTTGATAGGTTTCAAAGGGATTGGAAGGCTACTAAGGAGACTATAAAGCAATTGCCTAGATGTCCGATAAGAATAGATAGTACTGGTGTAGGCGACCCTATATGCGAAGAATTACAAGAAGATAACTTAGACGTGCAAGGCGTGAAGTTCACAAGTCAATCCAAACAGCAAATGATGTTGCAGTTATCCTCAGCTATTCACCAACAAAAGATTGGAATACCCGAAGGAATCATAAAAGAAGAATTGGAAGTCATTGAATATCAATATACAGCAACGGGCGTAAAGTATGGCGCACCTCAAGGCTTCCATGACGATTGTGTTATGTCCTTAGCTTTGGCATGGAGTGGATACAATGAAGGATTAAATAGAGGTAATTATTCGATAAATGTTTTGTAATTTTGTAAAAAACTAACAAACATGAAACTAACAATGAATGTACATAAAGTGTACACAAGTGAAGATTTGAAACAAATAGAAAACATAAAGTTATTTTACAATACGGGTTTCAGTCTTAAAGATAAATTTGTACTTGAAGAGGTTATTAATAAAAATATTAACGAGATGAATATTATTGTATCAGCAAGAGATATTATATTTTTGACAAATAAAGTCAATCAAATATCAGAATTAGAATTTGAGTTAAACCTAGAATTTACTTGCAATGCTTGACCCAAATAATTATAAACTACTATTTAAAGTGAAGGCTGATGATGGGAGTATTGTCTTACTAACTAAAGACCAAATAGATTATATTCGGGTTATGCAGTTTTTAAGGCATAAAAAGAAAGAAGCGATTGAACAAAAGCGACATCAAAAGCTAATTAATAAAACTAAAAGAAGAAGACTTTTTAACCCACAATTAAATTAAAATGCCAGCAGCATATAGTATTACAAATGACGTTGTTTACATTACTGATATTAATTCAGGAGATATTGCAAGGGATGTAATAAAGGGAATCACTGAGAATGGTGCTACTTATTCTTATACATTTAGGAGTTCGGATAATAGCGTTCTTGAATGGCAAATAGTCGGGCTAGCGGCTACTTCTAAGGCTACCTTAAAAACTAATGCAGCAACGGCATTAAATGCACAAAGAGATTCTGTAAAAAGTGGAGTTGATACTCAATACGCTTCTTATGTAACCACAGCTCAAGCACAAATAGACGCACTATAATGACTTGGAACGATATAACCGTTAGAGAATGGCAACAGTATATAAAGTTAGCCAACGACCTTAAAGAACCTTCATTAGTTCAACAAATCGAATTTAATGAGAAAATAGTGGCTTTGTTCTTTGACTTACCTTTAAGTTATGTTGAGAATTTAAACGACCAAGATTTTAAAGATAGGTTGAAAGAGTTGGACTTTTTGAGTGAACCGATAAAAGAAGTTAAACCGAAAAAAAGAATCAAAGTAAATGGGAATTATTATCGGATTAAATACGATGTTCGTAAACACAACCAACGCAAGCAAATAGCGATGTTCTCGAGTGCGGGAGATGTGATAAGTGTTAAATCATTTGCAGCTAAATTTGAGGATAATATCGGTAAAATAATGGCTACAATGGTAGTGCCACAAAGAAAGATATTAGGTTTCTATTTTGATAAGAAAACAAGACCTGAGGACCATAGTAGAATAAGTGAGGAAATACTAGATGCTAAATTTATAGACGTTTATTCTGCTTGTATTTTTTTTTGTCGGCTATTAGAGAAGTTGATTCAAACTACGCTGCATTATTTAATCGAGAGGAAAGAGTTGACGATGGAAACGAAGAGGAAGTTAACCCATTTATTGAACACTATGGATGGATTTACTCAGCTAAGCAAGTCGCAGCCCACAACGGAATAAAGTTAAATGATGCTTGGGAATTAACGTACTTAGAGTTTTTAAATTCCTTAACATATATCAAAGCGGAATCAGAATACATGAAAGAATTAAGTAAGAAAAAATAGTTTCATTGGTTAGTTAGTTTTTTGTGAATGAAGGGGTGTTTCTACACTCCTTTTTTTTATGATAGGGACATCAATGTCCCTTTGTTATTATTTTTATTATCTTTACCAAAAATAAATAACCATGAGTATATTTGATATGTTTGCTAAAATAGGCGTAAATTTGTGCCATGTATGTGGGTTCTATTATTGTAGTTGTAGTGATAATAGAAACAAGGTTAAAAACAGTAAAGTAATTGAGCCTGAAAAAAAGACAACATCAATAGATTGGTTATTTCTTATGCTTAATAATAGGAATCAGGACCAAGAGTTCAATAATAAAATATTGCAAAAGGCAAAAGAATTGCATAAGCAAGAAATAATTGAAGCGTGGAGTAATGGAGAAGATAACTTTATGGAAGAACAAAATAAAATGGATTTGGCAGATGGTCTTGAATATTACGAAAAGACATTTGAAAGTTGATTGATTATACCATACGGATAATTCAGTTTTCGAAGGGCGGCATCACAAGATTGGTGTCGCCTTTTGCGTTTTATTCGTCTAAAGTTTGTCTAAAGTTTGTCTAATTAAAATTAAGGTATCTGTTTTTAGACGAACTTATTTGTACCAAAACTCATGATTTTGTATTTAAGACGTGAGTATTTCAAGAGTACAAAAACAAAATCTAAACTACTTAGATAGTCTTGCTAATAATTTGCAATCGGTTGAGGCTGCAAAAAAGGATTATGAAAACTTACCTGAGTTAGAAAAGATACTTGCACACTATGGAGGCAAAGTATTTTACCAAAATGCACTTGGATATATCAATGAGGAGGGATTAGTTTACAAAGGTTCAATTAAAGAATTACTTACTTTCTCGATTGACAATGAAGGCGGCAAATATTCACTTTCAGTTGGTTATTTAAAGAGTAATGAGCCTATACATTGGCGTTTCGTAAATTATGGTGTAAAAGGTATTAAGTCGGGAACGTCGGTAAAAGGATACTCATTTAAAACCCCTAACCCTTCAAGAAAAATGGTGGATAATATGCGTGAGTATATCAGCGTGAAGGGATTACAAGTTAGAACAGAAAGAGCAATAACTAAACGTGAGCAAAAGTCTGAGGATATAGCACAGCAAAACGCTTATATGTTGGCTAAGTTAATCAAGCTATATGGTATAAAGCCTAGAGAATACATGGAAAAAGCAGCAGCTAAAACATTTGATAAAGACTTTGCTTCAAAGGTAGCAATGGCAGTAGGTAATGACATTAAAATATTTATTAGAAAATGGCAATAACAATACTTCAACAACCGAGTAATGGGTGTGCATTATCACGTCCTAACTACATATACTTAAACTCAAACCTTGCTAGTACATGGTCTGATTTTAGGTATATTGTCGTTATATCATACATCGACCCTGATAGCGCAACTCCTAATAGCTTTATTTCTATTGGTAAGTTTAGATTCAGTCCTGACCCATTGACAAAGAAAGGAATGTTTGATATTTCCAAGATTGCTTTAAATTACTTCAATAATAAGTTTAAAGGAAGTTTTGAAGTAGTGGCGTGGCAAACTGATAAAATTAATGTAAGACTAATTTATAGTTTTGGAGAATATTACAATGGTTCGGAACATTTCCCTATTCAAACTCCTAATTCCTTAAAGGCTTACTATTACTATACTGATATTTTAGCGAGTGTAATTACACCGAGTTATCCAAGTACATACACCGTTTTAAGCGATAGGGATTTAACAAATATTATAGTCCCACAAAAAAGGAATCTGTACTTACCATTTAACAATATTTACAACGGTACCCCTGCAAGTCATCAGATTGATTATTATAATTACTATGGGAATACTCTTTATGATAGCGATACGATTAATGTAACACTTTCAAAGCAATGTGTAGAGTTGAATCTAGGTTCTTTGGCTTTAAACTATGGTATATATGGGAATGATGACCCACAGATAACAAGCTATTTTTTACAAATTGCAAAGCCATCAGGAGAACAATTAGAAGATATTAGAGTGTACTACAAATGCGTTAAAAATAACGATATGCAGATTCATTTTCTCAATCGTTTTGGCGCATGGGAAACAATGTCTTTTAGTGCGATTAATCGTGAGGAAACTGAAAATGAAAGAAAGACATTTAAAAGTAAAGGGATAACGGCTTTAAATAGTTCAATTATCGATTATAGCGGCTATGTTTCACCTACAACGGGCTTCACTACTTACGTTAAGGATAGAAAAGAAACGGTGTTCTTTGACAATATTAAAACTAAATACACTCTAGTTTCCGATTACGTCAACGAACAAGATTATAAATGGCTACAACAGCTAATTAATACACCGAGTGCATATGTGGAAAAATACAATCCTAACTTTACTTTAGTTTATCCATGTGTAATTGAGACAAGCCAATGGAAGCAGAAATTTAATGGGGCTGATAAGATATTCAATTTAGAAATTACAATTTCAGTAGGCGAGCAACTAATATGACACAGATACTAATTGAAGGTTACGAACTAGATATTTATGAGGGTATAGGGGCGTTATTCACTTACCAAGTTGACGATGTAAGTTCTTTTGCAAAAAAGAATACAGCGTTTTCTAAAACTATTACTATTCCTGCAACTGCTACCAATAGAAAGTTGTTAGGCTTTGTTGAGGATTTGAATATTAATCTAAATTACTCTAGTGGGCTTCCGAATGTACTGACTAATTACAATGCGGGTGTTCCAGCTAATTGTATCGTTCTAATCGACTCGATCCAAGTATTTAAAGGTATTATCAGAGTTTTAGAAGTAACTAATACAAACGGATTAATAGAATATCAATGTAGTGTTTTCGGTGAGTTAGGCGGTTTCTTTTACAACCTTACTAATAAGTATTTATCTGACTTAGATTTCAGTGCATATGACCAAGCGTGGACATGGTATAACGTTCAAACAAGTTGGAATAATGCTGGTTCAGGTCCTTTCTTTGGGTTAGGTGATTATGGTAACTGCTCGATTGAACCTTCACCACCACCTAAATTAAAGCATGATTGGAAATACGAAGCCTTTAGACCTGCATTCTTTCTAAAAGAGTACCTTGAAAAGATATTCGATGTTAGCAAGTACAGCGTGGATATGTCGGCACTTACCAATATTAGTTGGTTTGATAGGTTAGTGATACCACATAATCAAGACGATATGTATTTGCCTGCTTATTTGAAGTTTACAAATAATATCTCAGGAAATACTGTTGAGAAAAATCTAATTACTTATATAAACCCAACAACTAACAATCTAACATTTCAACTTAATTATAACTTAAAGAACGTATATCAATTACCAACTAATACCACTATAACTATTTCACTATTTAGGAATGGTACACAAATAGCAAGTGCATCAAATGTTTGGTTTGCAACTGATGGGGCATTTACTTCTAAGGCTATTCAATTCACTCATAATGTAAGTGTAAATAATAACGATTATTTTTTTGTAAAAATAAGTTCGAGTCTTAACAATGTATTGTTTACTTACGATATGAATTTATCTTCTCAATTAAATATTGGTTTGACTTCAATTCCAAATTCAGTATTAGGCGCTTTGGTATTTAATTATGTAAATATGCCTTCATCTTCATTAATAATTGGAACAACCGCTTATGTCTTAAGTGGGGCAGGTGCTAATCATGCTGAATTTCCTGAAAAATTATTATACGGTGGATTGATAGATATGAATTATCAAATACCTAAGAACATTAAGTTAACTGACTTTGTAACGAGTGTTTTAAAGTTATTCAACTGCATGATAATTGAGGACAAAGATGAAGAGAAAGGACTTAAAGTTATTCCTTACATTGATTACTATTACCCTTTGCCGACTGCCATAGATTGGAGTAATAAAATAGACAGAAAAACGGCTTTTAAAATAAAGCCTATGAGTGAGTTAAACGCTCGTTATTATGAGTTTAGGTATGATGTTGATAGTGATTGGATTAATACTGTTTATAAGGAGAAATATGGAATTGGTTATGGTGAAAAGATATTCGATTCCGAGTATCAGTTTAGTAAAGAAAAAAGCGAAGCTAAAGTAATATTTAGTCCTACACCAATGTTCGCAGAGCATACTAATGAAAAGAAGTTCCCTATCTTTTGGAAGTCAACAGACAATGGAGCAACAGAGGGAAGAATGGGAACTAAAATAAGATTATTATTTTCTAAGTTTATATACCCAGTTTCAAATTGGGAGTTCCATAAAAATACGGGCAAAGAAACATTTGATGGATACGGATACATGGGGCACTTTGATGACCCTAATACTCCAACATTTGATATTGATTGGGAAGCACCAAGAGAATTATATTATAGATTTAATGCGCCAGTACCACCTAATTTATTCAACTCTTATTGGAGTGCATATTTAGCAGAAATTACCCATAAGGATAGTAAGCTATTAGTGGCAAATGTGTATTTAAACAAAATAGACATAAAAGACTTAGACTTTAGCAAACCGATATACATTGATGGGGTTATTTTCAGACTTAATAAAGTAGTGGACTATAACAGCGAACAAGAAGGTTTAACTAAAGTAGAATTATTAAAACTTAATTTATAATTGTATGGCAGATGAAGTAGTAGGCTTACGGATTGAAGTAGATAGTAATGCAGGTGAGGCAGTAGGTAGTTTAAGAAGTCAGTTGAAAGAGGCACAAGCGGAAGTCGCTGCAATGGCTGAAAAGTTTGGAGTTACATCTAAAGAAGCGGCAGATGCAGCAAAGAAAGCAGCCGAGTTAAAAGACAAAATAGGAGATGCTAAGGCGTTAACAGATGCGTTTAATCCTGATGCAAAATTTAAAGCGTTAAGTGCTTCATTAAGTGGGGTGGCAGGTGGATTCGCTGCGGTTCAAGGTGCTATGGGTTTGTTCGGTACTGAATCTAAGGAACTTGAGAAACAACTCTTGAAAGTTCAGTCTGCAATGGCACTTTCTCAAGGTTTGCAAACATTAGGCGAAGCTAAAGACTCATTCATTCAATTAGCGGCAGTAATTAAGGCACAAGTAATATCTGCATTCTCTACGTTAAGAGGTGCGATAATTGCAACGGGTATCGGTGCTTTGGCAGTTGGTTTAGGTTTAGTAGTGGCAAACTTTGAAGCGTTTAAAAAAGCGGTTTATAATTTATTGCCTGGACTTGAAACGGTCGTAAAGTATATCGGTGGTCTAGTTACTAAAATGACTGATTTTGTAGGGATTACAAGCGAAGCAGACCGACAACTAGAAAAGTTAAATAAAACTACTGATAAATATGGCGCACAATTAGAAAGAGAAATAGCATTACTAAAAGCTAGAGGTGATGAAGTTGGCGCATTTAATAAACAGCGTGAAAAGTTAGAAAATGATTTAGCACAAGCGAGGGCAAACTATGGTAAGAACAATGAGAAAGAATGGGGTAAAATTATCCTAGACACTAAGAATGCTTTAGAAATTTTAAAAATCGAAGAGCAAAAGTATTTAGATGAGCAGAAGGCAAAAAGAGATGAAGCAGCAAAAGTAGCAGCAGATAAACGAGCAAAAGAATTAAAAGAACAAAGAAAGGCAGATTCAGCACATATCGAAGAGTTAAACGCTATTCAAGTAAAAGGGAACGAACAGATAAACGCTAACTTATTAGGACTTGCTGAAAAGAAAAAAGTTGACCAAATAAATGTTGAGTCAGATTTAAATATTGCCAAAAAAGCACTTGCACAAGAAAACTATGAAACTGCTTTACAATATGCTGATTTATTAGGTGGGCTTGCTGATGCGGCAGGTGAGTTAGCAGGTAGAAATACAGCAGAGGGCAAAGCGTTATCAATAGCCACAACTTTAATCAGTACGTATTTAGCGGCACAAAAAGCATATGAATCACAATTTAGCCCAATAGCAGATGCGTCAAGTCCTATTCGTGGTGCTATTGCAGCAGCTACGGCAGTAGTTCAAGGATTAGCAAGGGTTAAAGCTATTCAATCTATACAAGTACCTAATAATAAAGGCGGTGGCGGTAGTTCACCAAGTGCAGGCGGTTACTCATTTAGTTCAGGAGGCACAGCACCTATCAGCCCACAAACCAACGTAGTAACAACTCAATTAACAAATCAAAATCTTAACGAGTTGAAAAATAATACGGTTAGGGCGTATGTAGTGGAGTCAGATGTTACAGATAACCAAAACAGAATAAGAAGGATTCAACAAGCAGCCGAGTTTGGCGGATAAAAATAATAACTATGAATACATATAACGGACTCCCATTAGTAGAGTTCACTATTGATGGCGAACAATTCGAAGTTGATGCGGTGGCTATTGTCGATGCGCCTGCAATTAAAAAGAACTTTCAAACCTTTAGCGATTTTGCAGACTCTTATAATGACTATCCCGAAGCAGCTAAAGAAAACGCTAAGATAGCTTTAAGATGGGCAGATGAAAACGGATGGGGTGAATGTGGCACAGATGTAGGCAAACAGCGAGCTAACCAACTTGCCAAAGGTGAATCTATAAGTAGAGATACGATTGCAAGAATGGCAGCGTTTGAACGTCATAGACAAAACAGCGATAAGGAGTTAGGCGATGGATGCGGAAGGCTTATGTGGTTGGCTTGGGGTGGTGATGAAGGTATTGAATGGGCGCAAAGAAAACTAAAACAGATTGATAAGTCTAATTTCTCAATTCAAGATGAAGATAGGAGAATAATTAGCGGCGCATTGATGTTAGCAGATACTCCTATTTATCGAAACGATCCAAAACGAGGCGAGTATTATTGTACGTTCTCAAAAGATACGATTGAAAAGATAGCGGTTAATTTCTTTGACAAGGGATTCCAAAAAAATGTAAACTTCATGCACAATGGCGAAATAATCGAAGGGTTTGTCATGTTTGAAAGTTTCATTAGTGATAAGTCAAGAGGGATATTGCCGATGAAGGGTTTTGAAGATTGCAAAGATGGCAGTTGGTTTGGTTCTTTCAAAGTTGAAAACGAGAAAGCTTGGCAAGTAATCAAAGAAGGGAACTTCAAAGGATTCAGTATTGAGGGTTCATTCGGTATTAATGCAGACGATGCATTTTGGGAAGAGTTCCTAAACATTTTGAAAATGGCACTAACATAATTACTAAGTATTTACTTTAAATCAAATAATATGAATCTTAAAAAAGAAGCACTAAAAACGTTGGCTGCATTCTTGGAAAGGCATAAAGAAACATTTGCCGAACCTATGATGCCAACAGAGCCAAAAGAATACACTACTAAAGACGGAGGAGTAATAAAAATAGATACTCTAGCAGTTGGCGGTAAGTGTATGACTCAAGATGGCACACCATGTCAGGCAGGAGAAATTTACCTTGCTGATGGTTCAACTATTTACGTTGATGAAAGCGGAACAATTACCAACATTGAAACTCCACAAGTTGAAGGTCAAGAACCTTCGACAGAGGACATGAAAAAGGCTGTATCTCAATTTGCAGTAGGTACACCTGAAGAAAGGATTGCAAGGCTTGAACTTGTTGGTAAAGCGTTGATGAATTATGCATTTGGTTGGCAAATGAGAGAAGCAGAAGAAACTGCATTAAGAAATCAAGCTATTGCAGCTTATTCGCAATTCAGCGAACAAGTGAACACAGCTAAAGAAGTATTTACCCAAAAAGACAACGAGGTCGAGACTTTGAAGGCAACAGTTGAAAGTCAAGGGAAGTTATTGAAAGAGATGTATGAGGTCTTATCAAACTTCACAACGGCTGAACCGATTACCAAAAATGAACCATTTAAATTTCAAGCAAAAAAAACAGACGTAAGTTCTTTTATTAAATCACAACTAAAAAAATAAACAAACATGAGTTTTTCATTAGGATCATTAACGGCATGGGTTGACCAAAACCCTGACAGATTTTACACAAGCGCAGTATTAGGCGCACGCACTGCACAATTAATCAAAGATAAGGGTATCTTGATGGCAGGTGTAAAGAGTTCAAAATCAATTAACATTATCGACACAGACTCAGTATTTCAAGCAGATGGTTGCGGCGGATGGAATGCAAGCGGTACGACTACAATTACACAACGTAACGTAACTGTTGGTAAGGTTAAGATTCAAGAGGCTTTATGTATTAAGTCTTTAGAGGATTACTTTACATCTCAAGCGTTGGCAATGGGTTCAATGTATGAGTCTGAATCTGACTTATTCACTGCATTGGCTGAGAAGTTCTTTGAAAAGAAACTTGGATTAACAGCGCAACAAGTTGAGATAGCACTTTGGCAAGGTGATACGGGTTCAGGTACTGCTAACCTTAACAAATGGGATGGCTTTATTAAGTTGATTAAAACTACTAGCACTCCTATTATCTCTAATTCTCGAGTAGGTACTGGAACTATTACTTGTGCTACCAATTCAACATCTGTAACGGGTTCTTCTACATTGTTTACTACACAAGTTGCAGCAGGCGATAAATTGTATTCAGGCACTACTTTGTTAGGTACTGTTTCATCTATTACTAATGCTACTACAATTGTATTGGCGGCTAATGCAGCAGCGGCAGTAACAGCAGGTGCTTATAACATCTACAAGGCATCGCAAACAGCTACAACAGACGTAAATAGTGGTAATCCAGTAACTGCAATTACATCTTCAAATGTTATCTCTATCTTGCAAGCGGTTTACAATCTTATCCCTGCTAAATTGTTAGACAAAGAAGACTTGAGAATCTTTGTAGGTATGGATGTTTTACGTCGTTATCAAGCGGCTTTAGTTGCGGCTAACTTGTTTAATTATCCTGCTGTAAATGATGCTATAACTAAGTTCCAAACTGTGTTACATGGTACTAACGTAATCATCGAAGCGGTGCAAGGTTTGAACGATACGAACGAGATTTACGCAATGAGATTGTCTAACATGGCTATGGCTGTTGACATGATTGACGAAGAGGGTAAGTTTGAATTCTTCTACGCAAAAGAAGCTATGGAACATCGTTACGCTGCAGCTTTCAAAGTTGGTGTAAACGTAGCATTCCCTGACGAAATTGTACGTTTCCAACTTACAGCATAATATATAGGGCAGTCCCGTAAGATTGCCCTTATTTACTAACTTTTAAATCACAAATAAATGTCTTGTACATTAACATCGGGTTATACATTAGACTGCAAAGATTCAGTCGGTGGGCTTAAGGAAATGTATTTTATTGAATTTGCAAATGTTTCTTCTTATACTTTAACGGGCAATGTAATTACAGCAATTACAAAAGCAAGCGGTAAAGTTTTTAGAAAATATGAGTTAGTTCGTGAAACTGCATACCTTACCCAAACATACAACGATAATATTCAAAACGGTACGTCATACGTTACTCAAGAAATAGAACTATTCATTGCTAAGTTATCAACAACTATGCGTGATGAAATTCAACTATTAGGGCAAAATAGACTAATTGCTGTGGTTGTCGATAATAACGGCAAAGCATGGTTATTAGGTAAAACTAATGGAGTTGAAAGAAATGGGGGGTCTGCAAGTACGGGAACTGCATTTGGCGACCGTAACGGATATGTACTTAAATTTGTAGGTATGGAACCTTTCCACGCTTATGAGTTTACGGGTTCACTTTCAGGATTGACTGCTTAGGCTTTGGTTTCTGTTAATATAAAATTAGGGGATGTTTTTACATCCTCTTTTTTTTTGGACAACTTTAAGAAAAAAGTATTTAGATTATGATTCATATAGAACAAGGGGTTAATAATACTATAATCCTGACTTTAAATGAAAGATTGACAATTACTGCAGTTTCATTTCAACTTTCACTCACTCGAAATAATGCAGTTGAGAAAGTAATTAATTTAGGTAGTGATACAAGTTCATTTCCTGACCGTTATAACAAGTTTGTAATTAACTCAACTAATTCAAGTTTTGGGATAACAGAGAAAGGGAAATATGAATATACTTACATAGTAACTGCTTATGATTCAGGGAATAATAGCGAAGTGGTCGAGCAGGGTATTTGTTTTGTATGGGTGAATGAGAACGTAAACTTATACACTCAAAGACAATCTAACAATGAATTTAAAACAAGGGAATAATGAATAATATAGAAATATTAACTTTTGCGGAAGCACCTAAACCTTTAGAGCAAAAGAATAGGCAAGGCTATATAAATTTTGGTGAAAGTAACGACTATCCTAATTTCATCATGTCGCTTTATGATGGCAGCCCAAAACATGGCGCAATAGTACAAGGTAAGGCTAACTACATAAACGGGCGTGGATGGGCTTTAGAAGACGAAGCAGATACTATCTCAAGGGCTTTCATAGGCAAGGCTAACAAGAATGAGGATTTGTTTTCTGTTAGTTCTAAATGTGTACTTGACCTTGCTATATTCGGTGGTTTCTACCTTCAATGTGATTGGTCAGTTATGGGCAATAAAGTAGCGGCTATATCTCACATTGATTATTGTAAAGTTAGAACAAACGCTGATAACACTCAATTTTGGATAAAAGATAGTTGGGCGTTATTTAATAAAGACAAAGCCGAAGTTTACCCTAGTTTCAATCCAAATGTTAGGAAAGGCACACAGATACTTTACGTTAAGAAGTATCGACCTAATATGTTTGCCTATGCTATTCCTGAATATTTAAATTGTGTTAACTACATTCAATCGGATGTTGAGATAAGTAAGCACGTTTTAGGCAATGCGCAATGTGGGTTTAACTCAAGCAAACAAATATCTTTTACAAGTGGTGAACCACCAACGGAAGATGCAAAGAAAAGAATTGAACGTAAATTTAAAGAACGTTTCACGGGTGCGAATGGCAGTAAGGTAGTTATCGAATTCGTAAAGAATAAAGACCAAAAAACAATAATTGAGGATTTAGGGCAATCGGATCTAACTAAGGAAGATTTTACAGCCGTTAATAACCTGATTCAGCAAGAAATATTTGCAGGTCATAAGATTACTTCACCGATGCTTTTCGGGATTAAAACAGAGGGGCAATTAGGCGGTAGAAGTGAGATAGTGGAGGCTTATGAGATATTCAACAATACCTATGTAGAAGAGTACCAACAATTCGTTGAAAGTGTATTTAATGGTATTTTGTCAATAAATGGTGCGACTTCTAAAATAAAGATTCAGAAATTAGAGCCTTTACAGATTGATTATTTTCAACCGCAATTATTAGCGTTATTGCCGAAAGAGTTTGTTTATGAAAAGTTAGGAATTGACCCAAGTAAGTATAATGTTATTACTGATAATAACCCAACTACTCAAGGTCTAACGGCGAACGATAATATCAAAAACTTAACCGGGAGACAACACCAAAACATTGATAGGATAGTTCGTAAAATGCAGCAAGGTAAACTAAGCAAAGAACAAGCTACAATGTTGCTAAAATCGGGTTATGGTTTGACGGATGAAGAGGCTAACCAAATGTTGACCACACAACAACAATTTAGCGATGAGGATTTAATAAGTATCTTTTCCGAGTTTGGAGAAAGTAAAGACGACTACATCGAAGTTTCACGCAAAGAATTATTCAGGGATTCAGTAGAAGAGGAACTTGCGAGGATTGATTTTGAAGACGATTTCACAAATAATGAGGCTAAAGTTTTGGGATTGATTGATAAGGATAAATTGATTAATTCAGAAGCGATTAGCAAGGCTTTAAAGATAGATATTGACGAAGCAGATGCAATACTTAAATCACTCTTGGACAAAGGCGCAATAAAGCAAACTACTAACAATCTTGGCAGCGTGGTAACTGAATTAACATCTCCATTAATGGACTTGTTAGATAAGAAGCCGACTACTACTAACTTTCGTGTGATGTATGCTTATGATTGGCGTAGTGAAATCCCACAATCTGAAAGAAATACTAAAGCTCACCCAAGTAGAGAGTTCTGTGTTAGAATGATGGGTTTAAATAAACTTTGGGGGCGTACCGACATTGAGAAAATAAGTACAAGATTGGGTTATTCGGTATTTGAAAGAGTGGGAGGTTGGTGGAATGACAACGGAGATATTAAGTTTCATTGTCGCCATATTTGGGATGCAAGAATGGTCGTAAAAAAACAAAACAATGGCAAGTAATACACTTTTAATTTCAGTAGCGGCAATAAAGGAAAGAACGGGCTTACATTCTAATGTAGATGAAAAGTTAGTTCTACCGATTATTAAGGTTAGTCAAGATATGCACTTGAGACCCATCTTAGGTAGCGAGTTATTTGATAGGCTTTTGCAAGGGATTGATAATAATAACCTAACTACTTTGGAAAATGGTTTGATTGACAACTATATAACTGATGCGCTTTGTTGGTTTGTGATGAGTGAGTTAACTCCTGAATTATCCTATCAGTTCTATAATAAAGGAGTAGTTAAGAAGACTGACCAAAATGCACAAACATTAAGCGGAGATGAGATTATAGCAATCGAGAATAAACATAAGAGGTACGCTGAACATTACGCTCAATGCTTAGTTAAATACCTTCAAGAGAACAGAAACTCATTCCCTGAATACTTGAATTTTGCTGCAAGAATTGATACGCTTAAACCTTCTACAATGGGTTACACAACCTCAATTTATTTAGGTCAAGATAATGATTATTGGGATAGTATTCCCTTAAAAGATAGGTATCAAGGTAATGGATTCCCAATAGAATAAAAATATGAATAAAGGTTTAAACAAAAAGACTCAAGATAAGCTAAAAGAGTATTTTAATAATAATGACATTCGTAGAAATCAACAATCTGATAAGACAGATAGGGGCGCAAAACGCAATGATAAAAACAACCTACTTCGGTTCGATTCAGGACAAAGTAGCAGAGGCAGACGTTAAGTATCCTATCTTTACTTTTGATTTAGTTTCTGCACCATTGTCTGATAAAATCGAGACTTTGAATTATGAGTTTTGGTTTTTAGATAGAATGAGGCAAGATAGGTCGAATGAGGAAGATGCACTTAGCGACATGATAGCAATTAGTAACGATGTTGTAGCGGCACTTAATAATCATGCTTTAGATTTTCAACTCAATAAATCAATAACACGAACAAGAATACAAGACTATGACCCTGACGTACTTTGTGGAGTGAAGTTAGACATAGCACTTTATCAACCAATAGCATACAATAAATGTCAAATCCCAACTTAAATATATGGCAACACAACTTTTTAATAAAGTAATAGCGGTCGAGTTTAATAGACCTGCTAATACAACGGCATACACTGCAAAAGATGCAATAGCGAACGCTACAAGTTCACCAAGTTTATTGACTTTTTCGGGAATAACTCCTGACATTTCGCAATTTGGGTACATCACTAAAATTAGATTGATGACTAATAATGTCAATTGGGCTTCAACTAATGCGGCTGTAATAAAATTGCATCTTTACAAGAATCCCGTAACGGCAATAAATGATAATGATGCCTTTACTCTTTTGTATGCGAATAGAGCAAGCAGAATTGGAACAATTACTTTTTCTGCATTAAGTACAGAGGGTACTGGTTCAGATGCTGCAATAGCTGTTTGGACAGGTGCATTAGCATTTGAAAGCAGACCAAGCAATAACACAATTTACGGAATGTTAGAGGTAGATTCATTTTCAGGCACTTTAACTCCAACAAATGCGCAATCATTCTTTATTGAGATTACAACAGATTGTATCTAATGAGACGATTAATAAAAAGAGTTTTACTTAGTAATGTAGTGAGTTATTCTCAATCACTTTTTAATTCGTTTAAATCAAGAGTATTGGGGAATTCAGGAGTGGTTGAGGCTGACTCATGCGCAGTTACTACACTATCAAATTTAGATGCAAGAAATCTTTTGCAATCTGCAACATTTGTACTTGCTCCAAGTGGATATAAGTCAGGTGTTATTTATTCACAAGTTCCTAGTAATGGTAATGGCGATTTGACAATTACAAGGGCTACTACTGCTACAAGAGTTAATTCATCAGGGTTAATTGAATCAGTTGCAAGTGGTGTGCCTCAATTAGACTATTCTTTAGGTGGATGCCCTAACTTTTTATTTGAGCCACAGAGGAGAAATTTGTTAAAATATTCTCAAGACTATTCTCAAATAGATTGGGGAAAAACAGATACTACCGTAAACGCAACATCTATAACTTCACCAGACGGAACAATAACGGGCAACTTAGTTACTGAAACATTAGCAAGTGGTTCTACATTATTTCAAAGCATTACGTCATCAATAACAACACTTCCTGTAACTTTATTTTTTAAATATGGCACACAAGCTTGGGTAAGAATACAAATTCAAGAGGCAGTAGTAACGACAAATAATGTAAGGCTATGGGTAAATTTACAAACAGGTGTATTAGGTACATCTCAAGCGAATGGTATTGGAACTGCAATAGCTGATTATTCTATATCAATAGTAAATGGGTGGTATAAGGTTGTATTTAAGGCTACATTTTCTGGTGTAACGAGTTATACACTTTTTACAGCAAGCGCAGCAAGTGATGGTTCAACATCAAGAGGGAATGCAGGCAATACGAGATATGAGTGGGGAAAACAAATCGAAGATAACGGTTCAGGCGGTTCAGTAAATTACCCTACATCTTATATCCCAACAACATCGGCAGCCGTTACAAGAAATGCAACAAATTTCACACGTTCTAACATCTATACTAATGGGTTGATTGGTGCAAGTGGTGGAACGTGGTTTTTGGAGTTTAAGAATAATATAGCCTTAACGAGAGATTCTGCAAATGCAGGTTTTGGCATAAAGTCAAATTCAGACAATAATGGAATATATTTTAGGAATACAGGTACAACAAGGCTTTATTTGTCAACGTGCGTAAATGGTACAAACATATTAGGGCAATATCAAACAACTGCAACTAATTGTAAGATTATTATAAAGTGGGATGGTACACTACTAAATGCTTGGGAAAATGGTACACAAGTGATTACAAATTTATCATTCTCAATAACAAATATGGAGCTGATTAATGGAGATTTTTCATTAGTTCCTAATTACATCTCACAAATGGCACTTTGGAATACTCCTTTATCAGATGCTCAATGTATAGCTTTAACATCATAAACTATGGCAAGATTTTTAAAATATCAAATACCTATTAAAAAATCAGATTCTTTAAAAGAATTGATTAAAGATAGTTCTGCATGGGTTTCTAATGGTGAGTTATTAGAGGGATTCGATGCGGTAGACATTCTTTGGGAAAGTAATGCGTTGCCTGAATTTGAGCAATATGAAGTCTATCCAACACCATGCGGAGTTCATACATTTATGGGATGTGAAGGACTTTATCAACTTGAATACGACAATTATATAAACAAATGATTCATCAAGACCCAAACCATATATTCATGTCCATCATGGGCAATGTAGTAGGCACTATTTGCGCTGTTCCCGTTATAGCGTTGACCAACATTGACTTAGTTTTAAAAATTGCTTTGTCAATAGTTGGCTTAACTTCTTATATTTTAACGATTAAAAGTAACATCCGAAATGGCAAAGACAACAATAAGTCCAAGCAATCACACTAAGCCTGCTCCTGCATGGTATAGAAAGACAAAAAGAATTATTTACTTAGTTACTTCGGGTTCGGTGCTTACTGGTACGTTATCTAAATTCGGGTTGAGTGATGCAGACCAAATGCTTATAATCGGTTGGATGATGATGGGCTTAGAAGTATTAAACATAATCTTAGCAAACGGAGAAACATATGAGAAGTCAGAGAATTAAATACGGTATCTATTTTGGGATAGCTATTTGCTTTCTTATCTTCATTTTAGGCGTTTTAGTTAGTCTTTCATCTTGCGGTAATCCGGTTAAGAAAATGGCTAGAATGGAACGTAAATACCCATTTTATGTAGCTGAGTATTGTGGGAGTAAGATTGAAGTAAAAACAAAAGATTCATTTATTTATTTGAAAGGGGCTGAGTTGCACGATACTTTATTTACTCAGGTTGATTGTGATTCAGCAAAAGAAAGAATAGTAAAAGTCCAGAAGTACATCAATCGTTATCGAGTGGATACCTTCACAAAGGTTACAACAATAATAAAGAAAGATACATTCAGTTTAGGGCTTTACAAGCGCAAGGCTGACAGATTAGATGCCGAGATGTATAAAGTATTAGAGAGTAAAAATAACGCTGTTAAATGGTCTATAATTGGCTTTGCTATGTTGGTGATATTTGTCGTGTTTCATTTTAACCAAAGAAGATGATTTTAATTGAAGACGTTAACGCATGGCACAATAAGAAGAGAGTTTTAATTCCTAAAGGTTCTAAGGTTGTTAAAATAAGCTATTCAGAACCCGTTTATATAGTTGAATTTCAAGAAATAAGATTTCCAATACACGAAACAAAAGTTAAACTATGATTCCAAGCAATTCATGTTATAATGTAATTAAATACTATGAGGGATGCAAACTAGAAGCGTATTTATGCCCTAGTAAAATTATTACTATTGGATTCGGAAATACATTCTATGCTGATGGTAAACCCGTTAAAATGGGTGATAGGATAACTTTAAAACAAGCGGAAGATTTACTACCTAATATTGTATTGAAATTTGCTCAAGGCGTGGATAAATTAGTAAAGCGTGAATTACTGCAATGCGAGTTTGATGCCTTAGTTTCATTTGCTTATAATTGTGGTTTGGGCAACTTAGAAAAATCAAATCTTTTAAGAGAAGTTAATAAAAAAGGATCTGCTTTGAAAATTGAAACTGAGTTCTTGAAATGGAATAAAGGAGGCGGTAAGGTATTAGAAGGATTGACTAGGCGTAGAAAAACAGAGGCATTACTTTACAATCAAGGCATACTGAAATTTAACTTTTGACAATCGAAGTAAAATACAAGAAATTAGGAAGGCAAAAAGCCTATGGCATTGCTGACGAACATATAATTTTAGATACTAGACTAAAAGGAAAGAAACATTTAGAGATTCTCATTCACGAGGCTTTACACATCATATTCCCTGAACTTTCAGAGGATGAAGTAGTTGAAAAATCTATTCTACTCACCAATTTACTTTGGTCTGAATCTTATAGAAAGACCGATTTAGACAACTCCCAACCCTTACAAGATGGCAACACTTAAGAATATAGTTGAAGACTATTGTGATAAATTCCCAATGCTTAAAGATTATACTTTAGCAAAGTTGATCCAATCTGAAAATCCAATCCAATTTAAAACGGTTGAGAATGCAAGGTCAACTATTCGAAAAGTTAGAGGTCATATGGGAGAAAATAATTTAAAACAAGCTACAAGACCAACACCATTAAATCACGATTACAGCAGAATGAACGCTAACATAATAAAAGAACTAGAAAGCAAAGCAGAAGGTCTAAAGACATTTAAATTGCCTGAGTGCTGCAAAAAGGTCTTATTTATGTCGGACATTCATTTGCCTTACCAAGATAATGATTCGCTAATAACTGCCTTAAATTACGGCTTAGAACGTCAAATAGATACTATCTTTCTTGGGGGTGATATTCTCGATATGTACGGAGCGAGTTTTCATGAAAAGTTCCCAGACAAACCAACTATAAGAGATGAATTTGAGATGGGTCGGTCATTTTTAGAAAGATTAAGAAAGTTGTTCCCTAATGCTTCAATCTATTATTTAGAAGGTAATCATGAAAAAAGATGGAAACGATACTTAGCAAGTAAAGCGGCTGAGTTATTTGGGAATCCTGAATTTGAACTACCTTTTATCTTGAGATTTGGTGAATATAATGTTCAATGGATACCTAATGGAACTTTAGTGAAATTCGGGAAATTAAATGTTATTCATGGCAATGAGTTCAAAGGCGGTGGAGGTGTTAACCCTGCAAGAGCATTATTTCTAAGGGCAAAAGATAATGTTTTAGCTGGCGACAAACATAAATCAGGCGAGAATAACGAAGGCAGTTTAAACGGCAGCTTAGTAACGACTTGGAGTGTAGGTTGTCTTTGTGATTTGAATCCAGAGTATTTACCTTTTGCTCATACTATTTGGAATCATGGCTTCGCCTATGTTGAGATTGATGGTGATAATTTTTATGTTGAAAATAAACGAATTAAAAACGGAAAAGTATTGTAATAAAAAGCCCTAAATTAATAGGGCTTTGTTGTTTTAATTAGATATTTTATCCCAAAGTTTATTTGTTAATTCATCTATTGTAACATTAAAGGCGTTATTACTTGTAAATACATTCGCATATCTTGCTTTTGTTTTTCTTTTTGGTTTAACAAGAATAGGTATATTCCTTTTAATAAAAATAGATAACTCTTCTTTGTCGGTAAATGCTTTGTTTTTTTTCATTTTTAAAAAGGTATATCATTTGTTAACTTCCATGCTTGTAAATCCGTATAATGTCTTCCGTTGTATTCATTGCCTTTGATGTTCACGCAAACCTCGAATACTTGACCGATATGACTGTTATTTAAAGTTCCGAGTGTTTTACCTACTAATTTAATTGAGTAGATGCTAGGGTAATCGTCTTTAGTTTCTTTGAAGATAGCTTCCTGAAAAGTAAACTTTCCTTTTGTTTCTTGTTCTTTTAGGCTGATTAGTTTGCCTTTGAATTTTGATTCCATTTGTTTTATTGGTTTTGTAATTTGTTACTAAATATTGATTTTGCTAAGGTTTCAGATGCTTCATCAAATATAAGATTGCTAATTTCTGCCCTTTCTTTATATCCATCTACAAAGTCGGATTCCCTTTGTTCTCGTTCCATTTCTTTGGCTTGTTTTAGTACCTCGTTTATCTTATCCCACTCGCTAGCGTATAATTCAAGTATAATGTCTAACTTTTCCTCAATGAAATCTACTGCTGTTTGCATACTATTTAAGATTTAAGTTATTGTTTCTTTTTTAATTGTTCTTTATACTTTTTCAATAAGCTAATTTAAAAATCCAAATAACCAAATTGGGCAAAGCATTAACCAATATAAAAACCTTTCTTGTAAACTTACTGCAAGATTATTCTTTCCTATTTTTTTACAATCATTTCTCCAAATGAAGTAAAATGGTATAAAAAAAAATAATTGCAATAAGACACATATTATTATTCTAATCATTGTTTATTATTTAGTTTGTCAGCAATTAGTTTAGTTATTCTTTCGGCTTCAAAGTTTCCTAAGTGTGGGCTAATATGAGCCACAATAGAGCCGTTACTCGAATCAATTACAGAATAGATATTAGAGTATTCAGAGTCGTGGAATTTCGCTATTCTTGCCTCATAACGGTTAATCTCTTTCATCTTGAGTTGTTCCGAGAATATCTCGTTAAGGCTTGCACCTGAATTAATTAGTTTGTTTATACTCATGATTTTTAGTTTATAAAAGTTAAGCACCCGAAGTTAATCGAGTGCTTTGTTATTTAATGATTTGTTTTTTTCTTCATGAAGTTTAGCTACTAAAGACTTTGCGTAGTTTGC